ATGTCGTGAACGATATGAGTAAAATTCCGTTTATGTGAGTAAGGGGTCCTTTAAATGCGTATTATTGATGACGATGAATTGACAGAAGTTAATAATAGTGTTAAGTACAGCGCTATTCCTGGGCCGGAAATGCCCGCCATGGTAAAGGCCAGTCCTGTACTGTCCGACCTGTGGGCACAGTTCATGCACACGCTGTCTGAGGAAAGCCTTGGGAACCTTACCTTGGCAGACTCGTGGGCGCTTGAAATGCTCATCCGCCATCTACATGTTGTTAGGATGGCTAGCAATGAGATGATCGAGGCAGGTGCGGTATCAGTCCACGACGGAGGTCATAATCGTTTGGCAAAGAGCCCGGCCGAGAGTACAATGAGATTCCATTCAGGGGCAGCTATGTCGATCATGAAGGAGCTGAGGTTGACGCCGAAATCACGCCAGGGTAGGAAGTCGGACTCTGAGGAATTTAACCCATTTGTCTGACAAATACTTCGCATCCCCGCTCGAGGAGGAGATTGAGTGGTATCTCAGCTCTAGGGGGATTGAGGGGCGGCTCAAGCCGCCCCTTTGGCGTACCCCAAACCCGCCAGAGGAGGTGGATGGGCAGCCGGTCAGGTTCAACCCCGCAGCCGTTGACAGGGTTATCAGAACTATTGGGTGTCTGAAGCACACTAAAGGTAGGTGGGCCGGGAAGCCCCTTGAGCTGGCCGCCACGCAGATTGCGTACATCATTGCCCCGTTGTTTGGCTGGCAGGTGTGGAACGAGCTTGCTGAGCGCTGGATTCGTCTGCGCCGTGAAACCTTTATTGAGATGCCACGTAAGGGCGCTAAGTCGACTCTTGCCAGTGCTATTGCTATGACAATGGCTTTCGGCGATGGCGAGGGTGGCGCTGAAGTCATTATCGGCGCCGCCTCTAGAGATCAAGCTAAGGCATGCTTCCAGCCTCTACACGACCTCGCAACGTACTCTCCCCTGCTTCAAAAAGCCGGAGTGAAAACAGTTACAAATGAGATCCGACAGCCGAAGACATCATCGGTTATAAAGGTGGTGTCTTCTCGGGGAGAGCTAGCTCATGGTACTAACCCTCACGCATCCATATGCGATGAGCTACACGTCCATAAGGATGGCGTACTGCTGGAAGCCTTGGAGTCCGGTTCTGGTGCTCGTATACAACCACTCTCGATGATCATCACAACTGCTGATGAAGGTCGTATTCACACGCCCTATGACAAGCGTAGGTCAATGATCGAGGGTGTCGCTAGGGGAGACTTCAAGGCTCCTAGAATGTACGGGGCGGTGTGGGCCGCGCCCGATGATGCGGATATCTATGACGAGGCGGTGTGGGACGCAGCTAACCCGCTGTACCCTGAGACTCCGAGCCCGGATTTCATGCGGGCTCAGGCAGATAAGGCCCGCGCTAATGCGGCTGATAGGGCAACTTTCAAGAGGCTCCATTTGGGTATTAGGGCTAACCAAAAAGAATCGTTCATTAATATTAAAGACTGGGATAAGTGCGCTGGTAAAGGTGACTGGACTCCCGATGACATGGTCGGGTCGGTCGTATATGGCGGCATGGACCTGGCTGCTGTGTCGGACCTCTGTGCTCTGATGTACACATGTCCAATGGAGGACGGTACAAGCCGCGTGTGGGGCCATTACTGGCTTCCTGAGGCTGCTCTAGACCGTCTGGATCACATGACTGAGCTAGCCGCTACCGACTGGGTCCGTCAGGGCTGGATCACAGTAACTCCCGGTAACGTTACTGACTACGATTTTATACGTAAGCACATAAATGATGACGCTGAAAAGTACCGGATTAGTAGCATTGGCTTCGATCCGTGGAATAGCACCCATCTTACGAACCAGCTGGCTGAGGACGGGCTGACTATGGAGAAGGTTCGGCAGGGGGCAGTGACACTATCGTCCCCAACTAAGGAGCTTAAACGAAAAGTACTGTCGGACCCACCACTTATTGACCATCGGGGAGACCCGGTTCTCAGGTGGATGATTTCGTGTTTGGTCCCGCATGTGGATGCTTCAGGCAATGTTAAGCCCGATAAGGTCCGATCTCGCGGAAAAATTGACGGTGTGAGTGCTCTTGTTACTTCAATTTACGTCCAGATGGTGTATACTGAACTTAGTTCTTCTTATGAGACAGGTGGAGTGGAGGCCATCTAGTGGGACTTTTGGACAAGCTGCGTAAGCGGTTTGGCGGGTCTTCTGCACCTGTCTACATTGGCGGCGTCTCATACGATCTTGACGAGGCTATTCGTGCTGTTAATGGCATGAGCGCATCTCAGATGTATAAAACGCAGCCACACCTTAGGACTGTTGTCTCGTTCCTCGGTCGGAACATCGCACATCTCGGACTACACGCATATAAAAAGGTGAATTCTACGGACCGGGAACGAGACACTACTTCTTCTGTTGGGGCATGGCTAAGCGGAAATAAGGCCAACCCTACTATGACCATGTATGACATGGTTTTCGGGATCGTAGTGGATTTGGCGCTCTATGACCGAGCTTTTATGCTCCCCTATGAAGGGCCACATGGCTGGGAGGTATACCGGGTACCGCCGTCATGGATCACTCCCTCTAAGAAGGACGCTCTCGGTATTACTGAATACCAGATTGGCTGGAGTAGCGGTGCTGGAACTACCATTCCCCGAGAGAAGATTGTAGCTATCGAGGGGTACAGCCCTTCGAGCGTAACCGGTGTTAGTCCTGCTATTGACGCCCTTAAAGATGTCTTGGCCGAGCAAATTCAGGCCATGAAGTACCGTCGCCAGCTGTGGGCGCGGGGTGGCCGTGTGTCGTCAGTGCTGGAACGTCCTGTAGGGGCGCCACGCTGGTCTGATGCGGCCCGTGAAAGTTTCCGTGAAGATTGGTATGCCAAATACACCGGGAATGGCGCGAGGGCCGGAGGAACGCCCATTCTTGAGGATGGTATGACCCTTAAGCGGGTCGACTTTACTGCCAACGAGCAGCAGTACATCGAGGGCCTGAAGTTGTCCTTCACCACCGTGGCGAGCGTATTCCATATCAACCCGACGATGGTTGGCGTGCTAGACAACGCTAATTACAGCAATGTCAAAGAGTTTCGTAAGATGCTCTACGGGGACACTCTAGGGCCGGTTATCGCACAGCTCGAATCGGCATTCAACGCGTGGCTGCTGCCGATCATGGGTGCCTCGCCTGACACCTACGTGGAGTTCAACGTATCCGAGAAGCTTCAGGGTGATTTCGAAGCCCAAGCCCAGTTTTTGCAGTCTGCTGTAGGTAGGCCTTACATGAGTGCCAATGAAGCTCGGGCGAAACTTAATCTTCGAGCCGTGGATGGCGGTGACGATATCGTTACTCCGCTAAACGTGCTGGTTGGTGGGCAGGCTAGCCCACAGGATTCCGTACCCTCCGGCTCCGGGGTACGGTCGAAGTCGGGGAGGGCTCTCCCTGACTGGGTTGCTGTGGTCGCCCGAGAGTATATGGGCGTGCTCTCGGGCGGCTCTAAAGACGCTAGTAGAGCTAAGAAGCTGAAGGCTATTAGTATGGGTGCTACGGCCCGAGCTGGCCGGAGCATGGTGCGGGAGCATGGCTCTGGTGAGTACGACGTAGATCGTACTGAAGACTACCTAGAAGCTCGGGCCGATGGCGTTGAGAAGGCTTGGGAGGACTCCCCAGACCACGGGGATGAGGCAGCTGAGGTCTTCGGCCTCGGACTCGCTCTGTGGGACTATTCGTGGGGCCGTCTGGAAGCAGGCCGTCAGAATGGCGCGGTGACCAAAACGTGGGTAACTACTAGCGGTAATCCCCGGTCCGAGCATGCCGCCATTAATGGCGAGACCGTTGGTATCGATGAAGAGTTCTCGAATGGGCTAAGGTGGCCGGGTGACTCCGCTTCCGGCGACCCCGCAGAAGTAGCAAATTGCCAGTGTGAAGTGGTGGTGAATTGGAGATGAAAACCAAATCAATCGAGTTTAAGGTTAAATCTACTGACCTTGAAGCGGGTGTCGTTAGCGGCTACGCCTCCGTTTTTGGAAATGTAGACTCCTATGGAGACATCGTTGTTAAAGGCGCTTTTGACGCTTTCCTGAAAAAGGCTGCCGAAACAGGTAAGGTCATCCCCGTGTTCTACGGCCACAACATGGAGGACCCTAAAGCCAATATTGGTAAGGCTGTTGAACTCCGTGAAGATGACCATGGGTTGTTTTTTAAAGCGCAGCTGGACCTTTCCGGCGAAACCTACGGTCGTGTGGTGTATGAGCAGCTCAAAGATGGCCGTCTTGACTCTATGAGCTTCGGGTATAGCGTAATTGACGCAAAGATGGCCGACAAAGGATATGAGCTTAAAGAGCTTGAGCTTTATGAAATCTCCGTCGTCCCGATCCCTGCCAACCGGGAAGCGACGATTACTGAAGTGAAGGCCGGCCGGGCTATCTCGGCCAAAAACATGGATCTTATTAGACGGGCTTATGAGGCCCTCGGGGAGCTTTTGGACGCCTACGGTGACGAAGATCCCGGTAATGAAGAGAAGTCTGCAGGGATTCCTGTGGACGAAGTTTTGGCCCTGCTGGGCATTAAGGAGTATCAGTGAATATCGAGGCACTGAAGGCCCATATCAAGGGCCTTAACGAAAAGATCGAGAAGGCCGCCAATGAGGCGCTTGAAAAGGGCGGTTTCGGAGATAATGTCGACCGCGTTAAAGGGTGGATGGCCGAGCTGTCTGACGCGAAATCAACTCTTGCCGCATGCCAGGAGAGCAAGGGCCTGATGGACTCTATCCGAGGCCTTGGCGGGGAGACCCCTGAGGACCGCTCTCAGGCTGCCGCTAAGTCTCTCGGCGAGCATGTGGTTAAGTCTATCGGGGCTCAGCTGGCAGGCATGAAGGGCCAGACGGGCTCGGTTGCGGCACCCGAGTGGCTGGGCGTTAAAACTGCGTCCGACCCGCATACTACCCCTTCTATAGCCCTGCCGTATTCCACCGAGTACATCCCGGGGCTGGAGACTGTTCGTACCCGTATTCAGGTCGGCGAGCTTTTCCAGCAGGGGTCTACTGACACCTCGGCTGTGTCGTGGCTCCGTGAGGGGCAGTTGGATGGCTCCGTGGGAGCCGTGGAAGAGGGCAAGAATAAGCCTCAGATCCACATGGCTGACCCGGAATTGGTCACTGAGGCTTACAAGAAGATTGCTGGTGTCATCCAGTACTCGGATGAAATGCTCGAAGACTTCGCGTTCCTCGTCTCCGAAATTAACGGGCGCGGAGTTTATGAACTCGAGCTTGCTGAGGAAAAGGCGCTGGTTAATGGCGACGGTACTGGGGCCAATATTCGTGGCATCTTGAGCACGTCTGGTATTCAGGCTATTACTAAGGGCACCGATACAACTGCCGATGCTATCTTTAAAGCGGCCTCGGCCGTCGCTAGGGCTGCAGATTACACAGCTGACGGTATTATCATGAGCGTCGAGGATTACACTGCTCTCCGTCTCGCCAAGGACAAGAACGACCAGTACTATGGCGGTGGGATTTTCGCACCGGCCTACGCCTCTCAGGGCGGAGTAAACCTGTTCCCGAATGTGTGGGGTCTGAGTACTGTTGTTACCTCGGCTATTCCTAAGGGAACTGCTGTGGTCGGCGCATTCAAGACTTGTGCGACCTTCTATAAACGAGGCGGCATTAGGGTCGAGTCCACTGTGTCACATGGCGACACCTTCATTAATAACATTGTGACGACCCGTATCGAGCGTCGTGCACTTCTGGCTGTGCGTAAGCCGCTTGGTTTTGCAAAGGTGGATTTGTCGCAGTGAGTATGGACATATATGAGATTCTGTTGCACGGTGCACCGGTGACAATCCAGCTGTCCCCAGAGGACGCAGAGCGCCTCGGTGTTGCCCCCCAGCACGCAGCAGGGGACGCCGAAAAGGAAACCAAGTCAAGTGCCAAGTAGCGCTCTTGTCACCCCGGCCCAGCTGGCGGAAGCCAGTTTGGGTCGGGTTCCGGCGTCCAGCCCTGGGCTTCAGGGCTGGATCGATCGTGCCTCCGACACGGTTCGGGATGTCTGCGGGTGGCATATAGCTGGGGTAGAGACCCATACGGTAATCATGGATACTCGGGGAGGACGCCTTCTAGTGCTGCCTACTCTGCGTCTGGTCAGCCGCCCTACGGTGGCCGTAGACGGACGCGAGCTGGCTATCGACGGGTGGTCCCCTCGGGGAATGGTAGAAGTCCGTGAGGATCTGCCGTGCCGACTCGGCGCTGTGCAGGTCACCATGACACATGGGTATGACGAGGTGCCCGGCGCTGTGGCGAGCGCTGTGATGTCTGTGGTTCTGGCATCGTGGGCTAGCCCTCTGGGTAGGACTCAAGAGGCTGTGGGCTCGATTTCGGCCTCGTACGGGACGGCTGGAGGTCAGCTGGATGTTAGCGCTGGTGTGCGGCGTGTGCTGGCTCCCTATACCCTGAGTGAGCGGCCATGAGTATCGTCAGGATGATGACTAATACGATCATCGTCGGGGCTCCTGAGCGAAAGACGAACGATCGTGGCGAGTGGGAGTACGGGAAGGTTGTGACCCGTGTAATCGTCCCAGGGTGCTCAGTCCAGCCAGGTCTGATGGACGGTCTAGAGGGGTCATATCAGGGAGACGGTAAGGTAGCTTATACCGCGTGGCTCCCGGCAGGTACTTCTATCTTCCGGTGGGATTATGTGGTAGTTCTGACAGCTGATGTTGTCTCTCGCTATGCCGGTAAGTTCGACGCGGTTTGGGCCGATGAGGAGGTCCCTAAATATCGTGTCGACGCTCACCCGCAGGTGTGGGATACCGGGTCCATTTTGGACCATACATGCGTGTTCCTTGTTGGGGCTGATTGATATGGCTGGCAGTCTTGTTAAGCTCATGTTCAATTATGAGGCCTTTGACGCTATGCGTAAAAGCCCAGAGGTTAAAGACAAGCTCCGTGAGTGGGGTGAGCAGATGGTCGCTCAGGCCGGTCATGAAAATTTTGAATACTCCGAGTACGACGGAGTACATAGGTCTAGGGTTACTGTTAGGGCTAAAAACAAAAAAGGTCATATAATGGAGGCAGAGGATAAGGTACTTACTACGGCTTTTGGGAGCCTATCTTGAGCGTGTCTATACGCCCAGACGTGGAAACTGCGGTAATTCGGTTTCTGAACTCCAAGGACGGAATCCGTGCCGCTGGTAAAGCCGACAGGATTGGAAAGTCTCCCATGGTGGTAGTGCGCGCTACCGGCGGCGAAGTCCTCGATCCTCGGCGCTCTGTCCATCAGATATCTGTATCTTGCTGGGGTACTACCCCTCAGGACGACATGGAGACATTTAAGCTCGCTGATCGAGTACTCCAGCTGCTTGAGCAGCTACCAATAGACGGGTGGGTAGGTAAATACCCGTGCCATAACTGTCAGGTCGCGGTAGCCACATATCCTGACCCTGACCCGCAGACTGGTATTTCTAGGTATTCTTTTGCTATTCGGCTGCATGTGGCCGGTATTACTATTTAAGAGGGTGAAAAATGGCTGTTAATAATTTGAACATCTTTGCCGGTAGGCCTGACCAGGCTGTGACTGGCGCGATTTTGTCGTCACCGAAGCTTCAGCAGACGGCCCCAACCCATGCCGGGGACACGATCCCTACCGAAGCTGTTGACGCTGGGTATGTGTCCGAGGATGGCCTTGAGCTGACTGTGGACCGGTCGACTAACGACATTAAGGATTGGTCCGGGACCGTTGTTAAAAAGATCCTAGAGACCTTCTCCGGTGAACTGAAATGGACCCAGCTGGAGACTAATGAGCAGAGTCTGAAAAATTTTGCGGGGGAATCCAACGTCGAGGTAACTAGGGCTACCTCTTCTACGGGCACCCGTACTACGGTTAAAATCAAAGCCGATGAATTGCCCCACAAGAGCTGGTACTTCAAGATGAAGGATGGCGCGGCGCGTATTCTCATTTTCGTCCCTGATGGCCAGGTCACTGCTACTGATACGATTACTTTCAGTGCTACCGATGCTATTAAATGGCCTGTTACGTTGTCATGTTACCCGGATAAGAGCGGAAACTCGATCTACATCTTCCTCGACGACGGGGTGGTGTCGGCATGAGCGACGTCTTTGAGCTGAGCAGCTCTGATATTACGCAGAGCGAGAAATTCAGATTCAAGCTTCCTGGCGAGAAGAAGATCTACGAGGTCCCAAATCTTAACCGGCTGCCTGTTGGCGTGCGGATGGGTTTGTCTGAAGCCGCTAAACCGCTGGCCGAGGCTCAGAAGCGTAAGCGCGAGCCGAAGCCGGAGGATGTGGCAGCTGCGGCAGAGGCTCAGGTTAAGCTTCTCGACAGGTACTGTCCCGGTATTCTGGATAAGATTGACGAGGTACAGGCCGGTGAGCTCATGAAAGCTTGGGCTGACCACTCTGGTATTTCTGCGGGGGAATAGTAGGGCTCCTGGCTATCGTGATGGCTCACTACGTGGCTGTGGAGGGTGAGCTTATTCGCAGGGGCCTAAGGGTACGGTATTTGGGGTCGGAGCGCTTTACGTGGTCCGACCTCAGAGCCGTAATATACACAGCTGACCCCGGGTCGCATCTAGCTGCCGCATTGGGCGCCCCATGGGCTGTAGCAGACTACATGATGGCTAATGTAGTAGATCTCCTTAATGCTGGTAACTGGCAGCGCGGAGGAAACAGAAATTCTCCTAAGCCTAAGCCTATTAAGCGGCCCGGCGAGGACGACACGGGAGTTAAGCGATTTGGGGCAGACCCAATAGCTCCAGAGGCTTTCGAGGAGTGGTGGACTAATGGGTAGCGTTGAACTAGCTACTGGATATTTTCAGCTTGTCCCTTCCATGCAGGGTGCTGAAAGAAAGATTACCGACGAGATTACGGAGGCTGTTACCGGGGCTTCTGATAAGGCGGGATCCGAGGGTGGCAAGAAGCTTTCTGAGCGTCTTGCTGAAGGTCTGCAAGGCTGGGCTATGCCCGCTCTGGCCGGCGGCTTACTGGCCGGCCTCGGTAAAGGTCTGTATGAAGTCGGGTCAGTTTTTGATGACGTCAACGATACTATCCGAGTCGGCACAGGTGCGTCTGGTGAGGCCCTCGAGGGTATGGTTGAGGTGGCCAAGAGAATTGGTCGGTCCGTTCCTGTAGAGTACTCCAAGATCGGGTCTACGGTGGCCGACCTTAATACCCGGCTCGGGCTTTCTGGGGATACTCTTGAGAAGGTAGCTTCTCAGTATCTTGAAGCCGGTAGGCTTCTGGGCCAGGATGTTAACATTCAGAAGACCACTGCAGCATTTTCGGCTTTTGGGATTCAGGGTGAGCAGGTTATCGACGCTATGGATAACCTTTTCCGAGTGTCCCAGGCTACAGGTGTGGGGATGAATGAGTTGGCCTCCGCCGCTCAGCAGGCTGCGCCATCAATGAAAACCCTCGGGTTCAGCTTTGAAGACACCATTGCCATGGTTGGCGCTTTTGACAAAGCCGGACTGAATTCAACGGCTGTTATGGCCGCTCTTAGTAAAGGTCTTGTCACACTAGCGAAAAAGGGGGAGGACCCGAAGCAGGCGTTTAGCCGGGTTACTTCTGAGATTCAGGGATTCCTAGATAAGGGAAACGAGGCTGCGGCTCTCGAGCTTGCTTCCAAGATTTTCGGGACTCGCGGAGCAATGCAATTCGTGGAGGCTATGAAATCTGGGACGCTGTCCGCAGGTGACATGATGCAGTCCATTGGGTCGACTGATGATAGCATTCTCGGCTTGGCCGAGGAGACTATGGACTTTGCCGAGCAGTGGACCCTTCTGAAGAACCGGGCTCTGGAAGCGCTAGAGCCTCTCGGGTCACAGGTGTTTACGTGGCTGGGCGATACTACAGCTGAACTGATACCTAAATTTCAGGCACTTGCTGACTGGGTGTCACAGAATACTTGGGTTTTCAACGTCCTCGGGGCTCTCTTGACCGGGGTGGTGCTGGTAGGCCTGTACAGTGTTACTGCGGCTATCTGGAGTGCCACGGCTGCAATGCTAGCCAACCCAATTACATGGATTGTGGCAGCTATTGGTCTACTTGCTGCGGGACTTTACCTACTAATTACCAACTGGGAGCAGGTGGTTGCCTGGCTAAACGGGGTGTGGGCCGAGTGCGTGGCCTGGCTGACAAATTGCTGGTCAGGTGTGGGCGATGCATGGAATGCTTTTGCTGCGTGGGTTGGAGAATTCTGGGCGGGGATCGTCAACGGATTTAATGCGTTCATAGAGTATATGGGAAGCATGAAATGGGCCGAAGACTTCTCTAACGCGGCTATTGCCGGATTTGGCCTTCTTGGGGAATTCATCGGTAACCTTCCTGGGATGATCTTGGATGGTCTGGCGTTTCTGGGCGACCTCTGGCTTAAAGCTGTCGAGTGGTTCGGTGCTTTTGTTAAGTCGGGGATTGACGCGTTTTTGGGCTATGTTAGGTGGCTCTCAGAGCTCCCGGGGAAGATTATCTCGGCCATATCCTCCTTGGGACCTCAGCTGTGGCAGTTCGCAGTAGATAGCACCGGGAGGTTCCTCGAAGGGGCAAAAGGGGTGTGGGACAGCATAGTGAGCTTTGTATCGGGAGTACCCGACGGGATTATGCGCGCCCTCGGCGATATGGGAAATTTCCTTCTTAGGTCTGGTGAGGCCCTAGTAGGCGGGTTCCTCAGGGGTATTCAGAACTCGTGGAACAAGCTTACTAGCTGGGTGTCCGACGGGATGTCTAAACTTCGCGGGCTGTGGCCGTTTTCCCCGGCCAAGTGGGGTCCGTTCTCAGGTCGAGGGTACGTAACATATTCAGGTGAGGCAATTGTTACTGATTTTGCGGACTCTATTGCCGGTCAGCAGGGCTATCTTGAGTCTAAGGCTCGCGGTGTAGCCCAGGTAGCTAGGGATATTATCCCTGATAGCTCTGGGGCTACGATTAATAACAGCTACTCGAATAGTGGTAGTATTAATGTAAATACTTATAATGTTGACCCGTATTCTACGGCTGTTGCTGTGTCCCAGGCTCTTAGGAGGCTTGCATGAGGAGCGTAGTAGTCCGGGGATTGGATATTAACGACCTAGATAAGTGGGTCACCTCTGAAGCCGGGCTGTGGGGCCTCCCAGCGTCTGTATACCAGTCAGGCCAGCGTACTCAAATGGACGGCATCTGGATTACAAACCCCTACAGTGGTGCTATGTCTGGGGCTCTTTCTGGGACGTATATCGGGGATACACCAGAGGATGCACAGGCGTCTCTTAAGCTGCTTCGGAAGAGTCTTAGGGATGGCCTTTTCTGGGTGTCGGTTCTCACGGCTGCTGGGTGGCAGTCAATGCAGGTTCTACGCAGTGGAGAGCTAACTATAACATGGTCTAACGAAGCTAGAGTGTTTAAATGGAGTACCCAGGTAACCGCTCCGGATCCGGTATGGTTTAAAGGCGGCCAAGGCCCTGACGGAGAGCTGGACACATCCGGTCAAAAAACCTATGAGCTTGGCCTCCATAAGGTGTCTGGAGGGCTGGTTTTCCCTTGGGTGTTTCCGATTAAATGGGGAACGACTACAACCACGGGTGAAGTGACCGTTTATGTCCCGCATGCGGCTCGCCTGATAATAGAGATTAAGGGTCTCGTCACGTCACCATCCATTCTTATCACCCAGGGTCAGGATGGGTACGTTCTTACGTGGGACGGACTCACTCTTGGGTATGGGGAGACCATTGTAGTTGACCCGCTTAGAAGGTCTGCGCTGCTTGGCGGGTCCTCCCCAACTATTCCATCTATAAGGGAGTGGCCTGAGTCTCTTAGTGACGGGTATTGGACTATCAGATATAGCGCAGCTGAGTATAATCAGGTCAGTAAAGCAACCGTAACTGTTAAGGAGATTATGTAATGACGTTCGACCCAGTACTCCCTATTGGCAATAATATCCCCATACAGCCGGCTGATTTTAGGCGGGCCGCTGTGGGCTCCACAATGACCCATGATACTCATACAAACGCATGCCGTGCTGGTGTCATATCCGGATTTTCGGTGTCCGCGTCTGGCGGTAACGTCTTGGTATCGTCTGGCTGCGGGGTTGTCACACCGTCACAGAGTACTAATGGGTCGTACTGGGTGTCATCCAGCTCGAGTAACACTGTCACCCTCGCCGCCAAGCACCCGTCATATGATCGAATTGACCTGATCGGAATCAAGGTAGAGGACGGGTCTGTAGATTCGTCCGGACGCTACCAGACCGTGGCTGTGGCCGTCGGGGGTACGGCGTCTCCTGCTCCTGTTGCGCCTGCTGTTCCTGCTGGGGTGCTGCCGCTAGCTGAGGCCCGTGTCAGATCGTCTGGTGGCGTGGTTGTGTCAGATATCCGAGAGTATACGGCTGCTGCTGGCGGTGTTATCCCTGTGATCGGTACTAACGCGCCATCTGGGTACGCGCTTCGCCCGGGTACCCCTATATATGTCACTAAGCAGAATGCTTTTCTGGTGTGGACCGGATCTGTTTGGAAGCAGCTCTCGTATAAAGACGAGCTGCCTAGGGTGCCTCAGATGGCTGCTGGCTATGTTATTGCCGGAGGGTACGGTAACTATACTAAAGTCGTTCCTTTTCCTGCCGGGCGTTTTCAGTCCCCACCGGTGGTAGTGGTTACTATAAACTCAGCATCCGGAGCTGTCGGCTGGAACACACCTAAGGTCTATAATGTCACGGCTACCGAGTTTTCTGTATTCGTGGATACTGGCGCCCAGGTAACCATTAACTGGATAGCCACGGATAACGGCTGATATGGGTATTCGCTGGGTGTCTTTTGAGCGCACTGGGAGGGCTATTACGGAGCTCCCCGGTGCGCGCATAAAAGGGAGCATCTCCCATATCATGGGACGAGCTGACCAAGCGTCTCTCGAGCTGCCTATTACAGACCGGCTTCCCTCACTGTGGCAAATAGCTACGCAGCCGCTAAGGGCTGTGCTGGCAGCAATTGTCGAGTCGCGCGGGTCTCAGCATGTAGTGTGGGCTGGATGGGTAGACCGTAGAGTATACGGGTCAGGACCTAATATTGAGTTGGGACTCCAGCCTGCCGAGGGGTGGCTTGCTAGGAACTACATAGCCGCCGGCGAGTACCGAAGTAAACCGTACACCGAAATTGCCCGTAAAATCGGGCTAGACCGGCTTGCACAAGAGTTCTCGGGTTCCGTGGAGGAACTCCCAGGTGCTAGCGGTGATCGTACCTACACTAGCGACCAAGACATGACCTGCCTTGTTGGGCTACAAAACCTCATGAGTACCCGGAATGGGTGTGAATTTACTACTAGGTGGCATCTAGATGAGCGTGGAAACCTCAGGTTCACTGCCGTTGTAGCTGACCGTCTCGGGTCAGATAGCGTGACATGTATCCTCACCCGAGGCGAGTGGACTAAGACAGAGGATTACACCGATGGTAAGGGCGCTACGATATTCACAGGAACAGCTAATCGCGAGGGCGACGAGCGGTATATGTACACTGTTCAGGCGGAGACTTATCTAGCTGCCAACTTTCTTCGCGTTGAGCGGAGGTGGAGCCCTGATACTGGGTCGAAAAATCCCAACATCATCAAGGGCTATGTGGATACAGCTAGGGCAAATCAGCAAGACGGGACTTCATCTTACGCTATTGAGGTTCTGCTAGACGACTGTGTTCCGACTCGTGATTTCGAAATCGGTGATATGATTGAAGTAGAACTTAGAAATGCGGACTTGCCAGAAGCTAACATGAACTTGCGTGCTAGGCTGCTCGGTTGGGTTGCGGACCCGGACCCGGTGTCCGGCCAGATCCTAAAAATTAAGCCGATCCTTCAGGGGGTTACGAGTGGCTATTGATCCGAGGACTATTGACCGTCCAAGCGACGACGCTGGTCTGAGGGCCGTGGTCGACCGTCTTGACATGCTCGAGTCTAGAATGGCAGAATTCGCGGCCACCATTGGGTCTGGTGATATCAAGATGACCCGAGGTACTCTTCACGTGTCCGGTTCAGCCATTTTCGACGGCACGCTTGAAATTGGGAGAGGACTTATCGGCCCGGATGCGCTTCGTGAACAGGTTAGTGCACAGTCCTACTCGAATAGTAATGGTTCGTGGCAGCCGAGTGCCTCATGGGGCGATGCGGCTAGTGTGGCCATCCCATGTGCCCCTTGGGCGACGCGGGCGGTGATCCTTGCTGGAGGCACTATCGCCCCACGGTACGACGCTAACCAAGCTGCTGGGTGGTGCTATGGGCGTATACAGTGCGGCGGCCAATACAGCCCGCAGATGATGTCTATGATGGGTTCAGCTGACGTCCCTGCAGGGATTACTTGGCCTTTTTACGTCAGTGGTTTGGGGCAGTATCTCACTGTGGCGACACAGGCATATCTAGCATCTGGTGGGGCTATAACGGGTGGTTCCGCAGCAGTGTCAGCAGTGGTCCTGTGGATGCGATGAATTTCATTACGATAGCTGACTGCACCAAGTGCGGATTTATTGGGGCTAAGATGTATTTTGATGGGTCCTCCATGTGGTGCGGAGAGTGCCACATGGAGGAGTGTAGTAGATGGACTAGGAGGTGATTACATGGGAATTCCTACAGACTGGGACAGGTACCTGAGCAGCAATTCCAAGGCTGTTGTAAAAGCTTTGGCTGCTTCGATTTATTGGGGTACTAGAAAGTCTTTCCCGATGATCTGGATCGGACGTGGGTGGGATACCCACACTATGTCTGGTGACTACCCCGACTCCGGCCAGTGGCCGGATGAGCATGGCACTGGTAGGGCGCTTGATATTATCTGCGCTCCTGAGGTTGGGGTTAAGTCAGACGGGAAGTACCGAGAATCCGGAGAGGCAGTCTTGGCATGGCTTATGGCTAACGCCAAACAAATGCACATTAGGCATATTATTTGGCAGAATCGCATCTGGAAGACGCGGTACGGAGCATGGTCCCAGCTTAGCGGTAACCGATCCGGTGTCAGTGACCGACACGAAGATCACATTCATGTGTTCTTCGAAGATATTTACGGATCTATTCCGGCGCTAAACTTTAATACCTACGGTCAGGAGGATTTGGAAATGAATGAAGAAACTGCAAATAGGATTGCGTCTATCGTAGACAACTCCGTGTGGGCCACGTATATCCCGAACGCTGGGCGCTTCGACGAGGTTATCCGAGATTTGGCGGTACGTGTGCGAGAGCTGTCACAGGACCTCTCGGACGTCCGTCGTGGGGACCCTGAAGGTAATGTGCCGCTGAATCAAGAAATTGCAGACACCAAAACTAAAGTTAGGGAACTTGAGACCAAGATCGATAAGCTTTCTGCAGGGGTAGAGGCGATTTTGGAGAAGATGGGACAGTGATCACAATTCCAGCTCCCCCATGGGAGCTGCTAGGGGGACTTTTGGCAGGGCTAGCCGCTCTTCTCACAGCGCTTTTCGGGGGTATGAAGGTACTTGCTGAAGTACGAGACCTTCGGCGTCAGGCTGATAAGACTGCGCGTGACACCGCTGAGGTCCTATCCCAGCAGTACACTAATGGCGGATCTTCCCTTAGGGACGACATTAAACGGGTTCTTAATATCAGCAAGCAGAACGCCGAGATGATCTTGATAATTAAGGAAGCACAAAAGCGCCAAGATGCTGAGATTGGGCGTTTTAACCGCCACACGATTCTGTTGAACGAGCGCATTACCTCCGAGATGTCTAGGGCTGCCTCGAGGCTAGATGATTTCTCGGAGAGAATTAGGAGGATAGAGGGTGAGCACTGAGCTGCTTAGCTACACTACCTACGGCGGGTGGTCGGCCCAACGTCCCGCTCATGGGACAATGGGTCGATTCAGCCAGGAAATGGTTACGCTCCAGCAGGACGGTAGGACATTCCGGCTCGGCTTTAAGTTCGATAGGGCTTCGTACCAACTTTTCAGGGCTGCTATGGTGGATCATCAGCACGCTATGGATGACTCGTTGCTCTGCCCTTCGTGGTCAGGCACCTACAACGCCCCTGCTAAGGGGGTGTGGGAGTTCGACCTGAAAGCGCCGGCCACCGACCGGGTGGAACTGGTCGCCATGCTGTGGCCACAGGATGACAAGATCTGGCCTAAAGGTGAGGTCAATGTCTTGGAGGGCCGCGTTGGTGACGGTCGCACGATGACTAACCTCCACTGGCCGGACCCTGAGACGGGCAAGCCCGAGCATCTCCCGCTGATGGTGGATGTCGACGTGTCAAAGTGGCACCGTTACAAGCTGGAGGTAGACGCGGGGAAGATCACGTGGTCTGTGGACGGTACGGTAGTGCGAGAGCTTGAATCGCCGCATGTTCCGCATGATGTACCGGTCCATCTAGTGGTGCAGGCCGGGGTTAACCCATCTATCATGGACGACTGGCATGAGAATCTTTGGTGGGAACAGGAGATTCTGTTCCGACCGGTGTCCGCTCCGGGCATCGCAGAAGAGCCCCGTCACGGGGAAATCGAAGAGAAGGGTAAGGTGAGTATGTTTACTCGCGAATTTTGGGTCGGTGCTGCCGAGCGCGCTCTGAAGACCGTCGCTCAGAGCGTCGTAGCTGTTCTGGGTGTCGGAGCAGTCGGGATTCTGTCTGTGGATTGGGTTCAGACCTTGTCTGTGGCCGCAGCCGCAGGCTTGGCCTCGGTTCTGACATCTATCGCCGATGCTGACCGGGTTGCTGGTAAGTAACCTACTCGAAAGAGCCCCGCATAGTGCGGGGCTCTTTCTGTTTTACAGCCTATAGCCGATCCGGAAAGCGCACAGGAGCATTGCTGCTACGCATCCTACCGCCCACATGCGGTAGTCCTACGTGTACGGGTCTATAGAGTCCATGATGGCGAGAATTACCGCTGCTGTACCCAGAATGGCAGGCAGTACCCACCAGAAGTCAGCCTCAACCCACCACTTGTACAACCTCTTTCTCACAGCTTATCCAGGGAGTCGCGAAGCGAGTAGAGTGATACTGGAACAGCGGTGAGCATCAGGAGTCCTCCCCACAGAGATGTTTGGTCTCCCTGCTCGAGGGAGTAACGGACACAGAGCGCGAAGCCTGTAACAATGCTGAGCGAGATAAGCACGTAGGTGATCTTCATGAGATCTACTCTAGCTCATTATTCTAGGACGCCCAAAAACTGAACAAACTGAGTTGATCGTGGTATAGTTTTGTAGCAGGTGGTGTAATTGCAGCCCCCGACCAGCCAGTCGGGGGCATTTTACGTGGAGGGTATATGGCTACTGGAAAGATCACGGGCCGTGTGGCCCAGATCGAGGATGATGGAACGGTATGGTGGCTGACTGCCACGCCGCATGAGCGCGTCACTACTCTGGGAGGCATTTCTGTGGGAGTATCTCCGGTCACTAAGAGGGTGTACCCAACTGGCGATGTAGGCGAGATCCATCTAGTGGCGGGAGTGACGTGGACTCTGCAGCTGTCATCTGGTACCGCTGCGCGGACGTATGCCCCTATCCGAGTAGAGCCGGACCATACGTATGACATCGGCGGTATGGCGTCTCAAGAGGGTCTGCAGCCTCCACCAGTCGCGGGCTCGTATGTGCCAGGTGTGCGGAGTGTCCGGCTGGACGGCACTACACTCACAGTAGTGGGGCAGGACTCTACCGAAACCTACGAGGTACCGACCTCTGTCGGCCCAGCAGGCCCCGCCGGACCCCCAGGGGAGATGGGTCCTGAAGGGGCGAGGGGCCCTAAGGGAGAGTCTGGACCTGCAGGGCCAAAAGGCGCGGATGGTACCGCTGGTGAGAGAGGACCGGAGGGTCCGCCCGGAAAAACGGGACCGGCAGGTCCTGCCGGAGAGCGGGGTCGAGACGGCGCAGCTGGTGAGAGGGGAGAGCCGGGCCCTCCGGGACCTAGGGGACCGGCCGGCCCGAAAGGAGCGGATGGCGCGCCGGGAAAACCCGGTCCAGAAGGACCCAGGGGAGACGTCGGACCGCAGGGACCTCCTGGCTCTGGCGGGTCCAGCATCACGGGTGGGACGGTGTGGTACTCAAACGTTGGTGGCGTAACATCTAAGAGCAAAGAAGGGGGCACGGAGCTGGATATTAAAGTTCCGTACCCACGTTTTTGGCCAATCAGTTTTGAGTACGGGAACTCATACTCGTCCCGTATCAGTGTCTATCAAGACCAGACACGTATCACGATTGTAGTCCCGAAAACTCCTGGCCCATCTGTGGAGCTAACTGGAAAGTTCAGCCCGGGAGTTAAGTCCGGTGCGGGCGACCACAATCCGGATGGCCGAGTAACTCTTATTGCAGTTGCGGGTGCTGGTAATATCCATTTGGATCTTCGCATTGACGAGGCTGCGGGATCTACATGGCCTCAGAAGCTTGCAACTTTTGACGGTGGGGGATACAGCGTAAAAAACATTTCTGAAGTGCTAACCCTCACTGGAGGCAACGTATGGGTTAACAAGACACCCTCAGGTAGCACCATAGAAGTGTGGAGTTCCGGGCTGGAAAACGAGCACGGAAGAATAATTCTCAACATCCCGGTGTTTCTTGGGTGGTAATAGAAAATCCCCGGCAATATGGCCGGGGATTACTGTTTGGCCCACTCAGAGGGGGTGCTGTGAGCCAAGCTGTAGGTGCGTACTTTACCGGAGTCACACGGCTGCTACGGTGGCCACCGACTCCAACCACTCAGTTATCTTCCTGAATTGATGGTGTAACACGCGGTCACCGACTCGATCACCTAGTGCACTCGACACATATGCAAAAATAGCAGGAACAAGCTCAGCCCAAGACTCACTTTGTAGAGATACGGTGTCTGCATATACAGACTCGCCGTATGGCAGCAGTGATATAGTTACTAGGACGGAATGACTTAACCCCGGAGTCAGCCGTATTTTTGCATAATGATGTGTTAGGTCGTCCTTTACACCAGAGTTTCTAAGGGCCGCCATCGCAGATCTAGAGTATGAGATACACCCTAGTCCGATATCACGGATGTTAAATGTCTCAAGAAACTCATATGAGCACTTACCAAGAGACGTCATCGTGAAGTCACCCGCATCCACCGCACGAGGTCTCCCCCGGTGAGCGCATCCGCAGCGTCCTCACCAACCATGTCGGCCACGGTGGTCCAGATCCCAGATTCGGCAGACTCCGCCCAGTCCGTTCCGTCTCCCGATCTAACTGGGACACTGTATCCCTCTACAATGAAGACTTCGGTCTCCTCATCGTAGTCGAGAGTTACAGTGTAGTACGCCTGCAAATTCACGGCCATCCATGCGCGAAGCGTGACCGTGCAGTCATGGCACTCCTCTGGGAGCCCGAGCCGCCGCCAAGCGGCAGACGCATTAGCCGCGAGGCACGTGGTGAGATCGTCTACCACTCCGTAACAAACTTTGGCGCTCTTCACATAACCGTTGTCCATAGTAGTCTTCCTTGTTAGTTCTTTAGTTACAGTTTTTAGCTAGATTCTTTGACTCAAATAGGTGCGGACTTCAAGGTCCCCGCTGCACAGGTCATAGGCAGTATTAGTCGGCACCTCCCAGGGGTAGACGTCTGCACTTGAGAGGGCCTTAGCGACGTCCGGCAACCAGAACCCTCGGTAAAACCACTCATGGAAGTCGGCCAGACTTGCACCGGGGAGAGCTTCAATCCACTTCTTAGCGGCGTACTCCGGACCCTCAGGCCCGTAGAAGCGCTTGCCGTAGTCAAGAATCAGATCTTCAAGACACTTGATGTTTTCCATGGCTTAAATATTACGCGGCCCCTAGGCCCTAGTAAATAAACGCGCAGTTAGAACTGCTCATTTCGCCTTGACTACGGCAAACACCCCCCGAGTTATCTCCTGAACGAGGCCATTAGACAGCGCTGCTGAGATCTGCCGCGAGAACCCGCGACCTACTACGCTCTTCAAGTCTTCAGCATTAGCGGCGCCGCCCATGCTCCGGATGACCTCAACGATCCTGCTGCCAGCCGCTCGCGGCGTAGCCGGGTCTGACGCGCAATCAACTATCTCTGGTTCCCACACTGCTCGATCTCCGGATACCCAGTCCCGGCGTACACGGGGAACGCGCATAGACCAACCTTCAGCTGGGTCGTACTTCCCCTCGGGGGAAACCGTAATAACACCTGACTCCTCGTCTCTGTCGAGGTACAGAGCGCAGTCTACCCAGCCGTGGAGCGCTACAGACCCCAACATGTTGGAGCCGCGCCGGCCCTGCTGAGTATTTTTACGGCTGTGGTGCACGATGACCATCGCGCAGTCGTACATTTGAGCCATCTCACGGAGGGGCCTCAAAACTCGAGTCTGTAGGTCCACCGCTTTATCTAGGTCAACATCACCTACAGTAGTAGTTAGAGTATCAATCACTACGGCCCGATACTCGTAGGTACGCACACGCTCCGAAAGCCACGCCATCCATCTGGGGTCAGACAGCACAACCCCCGTGTGGACTTGGATGTCAATAGGTAGACTAGAAGGAGGTCCCCATGTTACCTTGCCGCTCCCCACCTCGATAACTCCTCCCCAGTGTGATTCTGGGGAACGCCCTTCAGTTATGGACTCTAGGCGGTCCACCACTGTCGCTAGAGAGTCCTCCTCCTGCAAGTACAACACCGGTCCCGGGTAGGTTACACGGTACTTACCTAGCAGAGCCTTCCCTGTGGCGACGGAAACAGCTATATCCAGCGAGAGCCACGATTTGTAGCTCTTTGGAGCCCCAGACACAAACCCGCACCCCCCACGAGTCCATATCCCGTCTATCAGCCACCTAGGTCGAGGTACGTGCACGGACGCCAGATCTGACGCCCACAGGGGTGCTCCCTCAGGCAGAGCACCACCCTCCAAGACCTCTGAGGGTTTTTCTGCCACCGCCCTAGCAGCCTCGATAGTTAGGCGTCGCAGATGATCTCCGCGACCCTGATACTTGTCTAGCGCGGTGCCCATCACTAGCGCCACAATCTCCAGCACAGAGCATCCGGCATCTGCTAGGTCGCGCTCCATGGACCACAAAGCTCCAGACCTATCAATGCCACCCGCATCCCGCAAAGCCATTAACTCACGGGTATGTGATGTAACTAGAGGCCTAACCCTACCCCACACAGCCGCCCGGTCCACCCCTCGGACAGCGTCCTCGGATAGGGCCCGAATAGCTTCGTCTCCGTCCCGGGTTGGTACCTCTGGGAGGTCAGCAAGCTTACGCCAGCTCATCTTAGGGCCATCCGTCCAGAGTATCTCGCCCCTCTGCTGGCCATGCTTGGTGTGGGCCGACCCTGGGATGCGGAGCAGTTGCGTAGCATCCCACCCGGACGGGTCCGCTCCTAGATAGTGGGTGAGACAGTGGTTCGGGCCGCCATGCTCCGTAGCCCCCTCACGCGGATATGGCATCTCCCATACACACTGGTAGCGCCCCGGTGATGTCTCCCACGCTATGGTCGGGGTCAGACCATCGGCAGCTCTCGGATCTACAGGGTCGAGGTCGGCCCACAACCATGGGACTGGGATGGCGTGCTGAGTGACTCGGCGAGGTGCCGAGAAAACTCCCGGGGTGAAATATTGGTCATCCTCCGAGTGAGACTCTATGTGCGCCTTGATTTCCTCGGACTGCTCCGGCCACCGCCAGGCCCTACCCTCATGGTATCTAGGGCCTTTCGGACCACCCCACGATCCGGCTTCTATCCATGGGATCCAGACGTACCCATCGGAGTTTCCCCAGATCCGGGCTAGCGCATTAAAGCTTGTCGATCTCATCGAGGACATCCGCCACATCTCCGATCAAGTGTGTTATAAGGGAGTACCCGCCAGAACCGGTGATCGTTCGCTGAGTTATTTTCTGCTCCGGTCGAGCCACACCCCTAGAGGTTTTCACTTCAATAGCAATAAATCGGCCCTTGTAGCAGGCCAGGATATCGGGGGTTCCAGCATCTTGATATGGGCCGCCATGGATTTTTACACACCACCCCCCGCGCACACGAATGAGCTTCTTGATGTTCTGGACAATTCTATATTCGGGTTGCATTTTCGGCTCCTAGGGTAATGGGAGGGGCCGTAGCCCCTCCCAATGCAGTTAGATATTAGATCTCGTCTACATCGAACTCTATCTCCCCATCTACAGCGGGATCATCCTGCTTCTCGGGCTTAAAGACCCCGGCAATCTCGCTCTTTTCACGCCCCTCCCACTCGGCGTCTTCTAGATCGATCATGATTTTACGCCCCACAATAGACTCTGGGTCTACAGTGACCTTCCGCTTAGGGACTTCCTTGCCGGCGGCTAGGAGCAGCGCGCGGAGTTTCCACAGCTGGTTATCAGCCAGGACGACATAGTACGGGTAAACGGCCGTTGGGTGCTCGACAGGGATGATGGTGTAAACCAGCATTGGGTTGCCTTTGCTGGACTCCTTCTGCTCGACCTTGGAGATATCCGCCAGGTAGGAGCCCTCCGGAAGTCGGCGGGGAGAGAAGGCAGACCCTTCACGGACATTGCTGAAGTCAATAGTGATTTTGGACATTTTAGCTCCTTAATAGTGTTAGTTGTTTTTTCCGGTCTCGAGAAGCTCTTGGAGCCTCGGGACAGTTGGTTTACGGAGGTAGTCCGGGATTCCCCTGTGAGGGGATCGGTACCCGGTATCATATTGCTCCGTCTGACCGATCCACAGTCTATGCTGCCGTTGAGTAATCTCCCTGCCTGTCTTGGGGTGAGGGCCGGTGACGCTCACACTGTACACCCTGCCGATGCAATCTACCATAGCCGTAGCTGCGCCACGCACAGATTTTGGCAGGTCCGGGACATACCGGGCTCCAGGGAGTTGAGCGTCCTCATCCAAAAGGTCGTAGTCGCTCAGGTCGGGAGCCTCCATCCGGTCCTGGGCGGTATACACAACGCCCACGCCGGGGAGGGTGTGGAGCGACAGCAGAAGGCCTTTCATGAGCTCGCCAGCCCTACCATAGTCCTTCAGCTGCACCATACCTGGGACCCTCGAAAGATCCGCCTCCTCCCCGAGGCGCATGACGTGCTTGAGGCTCATTTGGTTAATTCGTGTCAACCCGTCCACGACGATCCAGTCGTATCCATGGGAGGACCCGCGTAGAAACTTCAGCGCTTCGTCACAATCCTGCCACCTCTCAATTGGGTAGACGTCCACTTGGGTTGCCCCCTCCCGGGTGCCAGACTCCGGGTCGAGAACCAGCACATTAGGCGCGGTGCAAGCAAATGTTGTTTTACCTTGCTTGCTACGACCATAAATCAAATACCTAGGCATCCTAGGCGCTGATGTACCAGCCTTGATAATCTTACTCATTTATACCTCTCCATAGGGTCTGATTTCGTATAGCGCTGTAGAGCCACCATTTCAGAGCTTCCAGTCATAAGATATGACGTAATCAAATCAATATAGTCTCCTCCAGTAGCAAAATATGCATCAGGGGACATTTGAATAGTTCCCTCATCAGACCAATCGTAGTCCCACATGTCCTGGGACGTTTTCTCTACTCGCCGTACAGTAGCATCTACCCATTGGGCCGAAACCGGGACGAAGCGCCTGTGATATAGGTTACTCGCTCCTTCATGCCTACCGCCCTTGCGGACCTCTTTGTGAAACTCCAGCATCTGGTCAACCTCGGCCCTGTGGCGGGGATTAGGGACGAAGTCCTCACCGAAGACGTATTCAGCTCTTTTGATCTCCTCCAGCGCTGTCGGATAGTCGGTACTAGGCTGCCTGGCCGCCAGTCTAGCTCCGCCTGCCAGGAATTTAGGCGGCTTCGGGCCGGGGGTCAGCAGGTAGTCCCACATGAAGCCATCTACTTCTAGGCCATTTTGAGCACATAGCCACATATACATCGGCGCTTGAATCTGGACCAGCTGCTTTTCAAGTGGCTTAATGCGCCTAGTCGTTTTGTGGTCCACAATAATCCGCCGGCCATCTCTAGTCTTGACTAGAGCATCCAGCTTTCCCACGAAAGTAAACCCGTTAGGAAGCTTAGCCTCTAGAGGAAGTTCAGTAGCCAGCACCTCCCAATCCTCTTCCCCATAGTAGTACTCGTACCCCCTAACAGTCCTGTAGATCTCCTGAGTAACTTCTTGGGTAGCACCCTTTCCCAGCCACTTAGTATGAACAGCCTGCCACGTCTCATCCTTGTAGAGTGCCTCCAAGCACTCGTGAATCCATAGACCTCTAATGATATGCTCCGGCACTTCTTTTGGGGACAATCCTCTAATGTACCGGTAATACACATTAATTGGGCTCTGGCACCAAGCATTAATCAGCGATTGGCTAATAACTGGAGTGCCGTCCTCCTTTTTAGGGAGTGATCCCTCCGAATATATTTTCACAGCTCCTCCATCTCACCCCATCGCGGCCCCATAGAAAGGCCGGCCTCAATAGGGACGTTCAATTTAACTTTGAAATGACTCAACGGCAAATGCTCCATGATGTATTTAGCTTTTCGTGCAACTACTTCAGCCTCGTTTTCAGCAATCTCAAGAAGAACACTATCGTGTACAGTAGCCACAATTTTGGCATCATATGGTCCTCGCACGATAAGCCTGTGAATAAGCCCCAGCGCAAGGATCATCATATCTGATGCCACACTCTGCACGGATGTGTTTACTGCTTGCCTAAGAGCTGCGCCTTTCTCAGATCCGCAGCCGTACTTGATCCCATCTAAATGCCTCCTGCGCCCAAACAATGTCTCCACATAACCATTCTTAACCGCTGATTCTTTAGTGCGCTTGTGCCACTCCGGGAGCGCCGAGTACAGCTCGAAGAACTTCTGACGATAGTCAGAAGCTTCTTCATCGGTAAGGTGCACGCCATATCCGTCGCGCGCATAGTCCTTAAAGGACGCAGCCCCCATACCGTACAAGAAGCCGAAGTTCACCGCCTTAGCTTTCGTTCGTTCCACCTTTGTGACTTCTTCACGACCAGTGACCGCTTGTGCGGTTCGGGTGTGGATGTCACCACCAGTCCGGTAGATTTCCAGCATAGTGGGTTCACCGGCTAGGTGGGCCGCCACGCGGAGTTCAATCTGAGAGTAGTCCAACTCGGCGAGAGTGTACCCTCTGCGCGCACAAATCAACCGCTTAAATCTGTTGTCTCGAGGTATCTGCTGCAGATTAATCCCTGAGGATCCCTCAGCTCCGCCACTAGACAGACGACCCGTAGCAGTTCCGGCAAGACGAAAAGTACTGTACAGCCGATGGTCAGTAGCCCCATCTGTGGCCCTCAGCCATGGCGTGAGGAACGCACTAACTCCCTTCTGAATCTTCTGGCGTTCTGCGATAATCTCCGCTACAGGGTGATCGAGACGCTTCAAGATCGACCCGGTAACCCTAGGCCGGCCCGTATCGGTACGTTCCAGTACAGGCAGACCGAGAGTCCCATAAAGCAGGGTAGAGATCTCACCGGGAGTCTTGCACGGCCCGTAGGCCGATACCTCCTCGGTAATCTCGTCAGCTCTTTTCATGAGATCTACCCTAAGGGACTCGGCCCCCTGCCTGTCCAACCCAACCCCAAAATGCTCAGCGGAAATGAGCGCTTTACTGGCAGGCATCAGGAGGTCCCTCAGCAGCCGCTCATCGCAGCGCTGGCGACGACGAATTTCAGCTGTCACAGCTGTGTCCATGGCCGCGTACGTATAAAGCACTTCCCTAGGGAGGTCTGCCGCGTTCTTTACATCTACAGACCAATCGGGGACTGCTAGGTACTTAGCCCCCAGGATCTTCAGGCTCTTTGGACCTTCGGAGTCAATGAGGTGTTCTGCCAGCATCGTATCCCATGTCACTGGGGGGAACGCTCCATATTTCTCGTAGCACCACAGCTGGTCGTACTTCCCATTGTGGGCCGCCGTATCCTGCGGCCACCTGCTGCAACTAGCCATAAAACGGATGTCGGATCCTACTAAGGTGTAGGTACCGATGAGTCCGTCATTGCCGCACAATGTGATAGACATACACAGGATATCTCCACCGCCACGAGGGTCTAGGCCGTCAGTCTCTAGGTCCCAGGAAGCGCTTATGGCACGATCCATCATCGAAATGACCTCACAGGCCTCCACTACACCTTTATATCTCGGGTCTACACGTCCCTCGTGGAGTCCAGAGCGGGCTATATATGCCCCTGTAAGTCTCTCACGTCGGGTAGCCGTAGATATCCCCGGAACCGGCATAACATCCCCATGCCACCTCCCTATAGCGTGTCTACCCGGACCCAGCAGAGCCGCTGCGGCCACAGGCCCCGCAGCCAACACCCGCCTACCAGCCACCAAATTCCTAAGCCTATGCTCACCGCATTTGGCGGCGTCCTCAGCTGATGGGTGCCTCCACGTTGGGACCCCGAGGGCTGGCAATACATACGGCTCCTCAGGCAGCTCCCACACGTCCTTGACCCACACCGGGTCTCTCGCGACGTCAGTGATGAGCACATTGTGGGGGAGACCACTAGGGGGTGCGTAGTGGTCTCCCGCCACTCCGTAGTGCCCGTCACAGACTCGGCAGCTCATCCTTCGTCCAGTCATATCGCTCGTGAGGCACCATACTAGCCATGATGGCGTCGTATGTGTCAATGATTCTGTGGATATTTCGGTCTACTCCGCCCATCTGAGCACTCTCGTTGACCGCTCGGATGATTTCACGGCGCGGTGGCCTGCAATAAACCACCGTAGCGTTCTCTCGGAGTTCATAGAACGTACCTTGAATCCACGACCGTGTACCCTCCTCAGGGGGGTCTGCGTACACGGCGTCGTACACAGGGCCGGAAATACATGGATGCCGGTCGTAGATGTACCCGTACATGGCGCCATATTTCTTCAGCCAAGTTATAAGAGCGTCCCCACTGAGCGGGCCCGCAAGTGATGTGCAGGACCTCGGAGCCAGTTTTAGCGTGGGGTCCGCTAGCCGGAGGCTACGGATAAGGGTCGACTTACCGGCCCCGTCGGGACCTTCGATAATTATCATGGTCACACCACCCAGAATCCCGCAACTCCTGCGGCGCGCAGTGTTGCGTAGCACCTCTCACATGGTTCTTGAGTGATGAAAGCCGTACTCCCTAGAATCTTATGGTCCAGCATAGATGCCTGAGCCAACGCCGAGATCTCGGCATGGATTGTCCTGCCCGGGCATCCTTCGGATGCCTTGTGAGTGCAGGGTTCACCATCTACAGACACATTCCACCCCCATGACTCATCCCCACTCTCGGACAGGATAAGACATCCAACTTTAGATGTGGTGCAATCCCCGTTTTCGGCCACGCTATACAACTCCTCGAGTTGGCTTTGCGTGATCTTAAAGTCTGGCGCATCAATACCGTAGGTCCCGGAGTCTTGCCTAGCCTTATTGATCTTAGACTTCTGGAAGTATAGCTCCTTTAGCTTATCTGCATCGATACCGACCAGCACGCAAAGCTGAACAAAAAAGGTGAAAACATCCGCAAGCTCGGCATAAAGCTCCTCCCAGTCCCACAACTCCCGCTTCGACCAAGGCTTCCAAGGGACGTGATGCAGGGCCTCCATCAGCTCGTCAACGGCCGCCAGAGTTGTAGTCCGGTAGCACTCAACCTGGGACTTGCGGTCATGGCTAATCTTATACACCTCTTCCATGAGGTACTTCTGACGCTTGAAAATTGACTTCATTTCAACTCCTTAAACTGCAATTGGGGCTTTAATCTTAGACATGGGCCGGTATCCTATGATGTTAAAATCATCTAGCTTGAAACCATCGATGGACTCCTGCTCTCCGGCAATCTCCAACTTCGGAAAAACATGCAGCGGATCCCTATTAAGCTGCTTGTTTACTTGATCCATGTGATCTTTATAGATGTGCGCATTGGCGATATATACACTAAGCTGCCTCGCCTCCGCTCCAATAAGCTTGGCAATCATGTGGGTGAGAACGCCATACTCGAAGATGTTAAACGGAACTCCGAGGAACATATCTCCGCTCCTCATGTACAGGGAGCAGTAAAGACGCCCCCTTGAGTCGGTGTTGAACTGGAACAATGTGTGACAAGGCGGTAGAGCCATCTTGTCTATGTCGTCTGGAATCCATGCGGATACTACATGTCGCCTAGACTTCGGATTAGTCCGGAGGTCCGACACCACCCGATCAAGCTGGTCTACAGTACAAGCCCCCTCCCCACGCCACTGGACCCCATAGATCGGTCCCAGCTCCCCCTTAGAGTCTGCCCAAGGGTCCCAAATCTTAGAGCCAAGGCTTCTGGAGTTATGCTCCCCTCTAATAAACCATAGAAGCTCATCCAAGGGAACTCTCCAGTCAATCTTCTTAGTCTGGAGCAGGGGTACTCGCCCACTAGTCAGCCAAAACTTCATCGAAACCCCATGTGCCCACCGCGCACCTACGCCGGTCCTATCCATGACGTCGTCACCGACATCACGTACATATTGAAGGGCGTTTAGATATTGCCTCTCGGTCATTTCTTTCCTCGCATAATAGTCGTCACAACGTCTTCGTCTTCTTGCAGGATCCGAGCGATGCTCCAATCCACGGTGTCTTGTGCCAGCAGATGTGTGATTGTTGTGGGCCGGTCGCAGAGCGCGATTCGGTCGCACGTCTGGGAGTAGTTGGTCCACTGGTACACCAGTGAATACCACACCAGATGATCCGCCTCCCTCAAGTCAATCCCAAGGGACCCAGACTGCGGCTGCAGGATCATTACCCGGCAACCGTCCAAAGAGCGCCACCGCTCCAGCTCTGTGGCTGTGTCGGAACCCCCCTGAACAGTCATGAATGGAACTCCTAGCGAACGGCAGAGTTCTTGGATCCAAATTATCTCGGCCCTGTAGCGGGCCGCCACAACCAGAGGAGTATCATCGTCAAGATGATCCTCGATGATGCCTCGCAGGACATCGATCTTCTCCGACCCTAGTGGTGCCCAGTCTTCCCCAGCGTGGCCACCGGTGATCTTGGTAAGCTCAGTGAGTCGAGAGAGCACGTGTGTGGCGGTGGTCTCCCCCCACACACCGGAGGACTCAATCGCGTCATAGGCCTCCCGGGACCTGGGAGACAGAGCCACGGGGATACTCTCGTAGATACGCTCCGGCAGATCGTAGCACTCGTCTCTAGTGACAGTGTAAGAGTCCTCCATCATACGAGCCCTGAGTTCGTCTTCATTACGGACACCCTCGAACTGGTTATACCCGTAGCCGTCTGGAACCTGATTGGAATATCTACGCATGAAATCCATTTTCGTTGGAACATCCAAAAACCTTTTTGGGTTCAAGAACTTCCATTGGGAGTAAATATCATCCGGTCTGTTGTGTTTTGTAATCGGGGTACCAGACATAATAACCCGATAGTCGGCTTTTGATCCCAGCGTGAATAGGGCCGTGGCCGCCCTGCTGGAGCACGATTTAATACGGTGGCTTTCGTCAAGTACTAGCGCTACATGGTGCTTTTCACACAGCTTTTTGAGGGTGTTTTTAACCCACCCACGACCAGATTTAACGGACTCATTCCCAGACTCAGTAGTGCGACCCCCAGCTGAAAGAGCCTCGTAATTTACGAGCACCCACAGCAGTTTATCTCCAGGCGTGGGAACAACCTTTTTGGAGCGTGCTTTAGCGTCCCACAGAATCGCATCATACGGTACCCCGCAATGAACTTTTAGCTCCTGCTCCCACACGGGGAGCACGGGGGAGGGCGCAAAGACCACCACTACATCTAGATCTCTACTAGGTAGAGACTTCAAAATCCCTGCCCAGTCAATGCAGGTCTTAGTTTTTCCGGTTCGGGGCTCCATGAGGAGCGCCCCTCCGTACCCATTATTAAGCAGCTTTTTAATCGCATTACGCTGGTGATCATACGGACGAGTTTTTGCTTTATAGATACTCATTCCATGGACCCTATCTCTGTCATTACAGCCGTTAGCGCGTCGCGTACCGCCCTCTCTTTCGGGCTCTGTGTGTAGTAGTCGATAGAGCAGTCATATACTACTTTTTTGGCGAACCCCCTGATGCTAGCTAGGGTACGATTAACTTCCGCCAGCTCAGCATTAGCTACCATCAAGTCAAGCTTCAGCTGTCGGTATGCTCTAGCAAGCCTAACATCATCATTCTCAGGAGAGTAGTTCTCGCCTGCGATGGGCTGACCCTTCAGAGCCCTCCCAGCTACAGTGCTGATGTAGTCCAGAGCAGTCCCCGGAGGATGGCTACGCCACCTATCGAGAGTCTCCTCCGAAATGTCATACGCACACCCACGCTTCTCTACCCCAGCGATACGGCAGTATGTCCGGATACGGTCAATACCTACACCGAGCCGCTCAGCGGCTTCTGCGGGCTTCACAGCACCCCCAGAGTAACGCTGAGTACCGACAGGATCGACCCGATCACGAAGGCGACAAGAAACGCGTAAATCATGATGAATACTGCGGTCTCGACCGCAGGGTGCTTGTCTGCGAATGGGCTGGAGAGCAGCACCGCCAGTCCTAGTGTGGCCGCGACAATCAGTGCTGTAACTGCAACCGCCATTTTGGTCTCCTTATGTTAGTTCTTTTTATGATGAAAGCGCATACCGACTACTGCTGTTAGCGGAGTTAATATTGATAGTCCAAGAAACCTCAGACTTGTACTTGATTACTACAGCAGGTGGCTAGCAACTCGCAACACTGCAGCTCATGAGAAGTCGCTGAGGGGACTCGATAGCACTGCACAGAGGGTAACCCAGATATCCAATACCGATTCGGTAGCCAGTGACGCGAAAAACCTAGAAATCCTACGCCTCAAGCATGGTGCCAGGTCGTGCCCATCGGTTGCGGCTTCGAAGTAACTCATAGGTAGTACTATACCACAACCGATGTGGGTGTGGAATAACCGATCAATTTGGAGTGTTCACTTCTTACGGGTTCTACTGGCCTCCGCCAGCTCCCTACGCAAGACATGCAAGTCTGGGAGCCAAGTGCCATCGGCGTGCGGGATAAACTCCACGCTGCTCAGCGGCCCGTCACCCAGAATATGGTTGGCGGCGAGATGGAGAGCGTCATCCAGTGTAGTCAACACATACTCGTCTTCACCGGCAATAACACTGAAACAGCCTTCTCCAGACTTACGGACGTAAGTGAGCTCCGCAGATGCAATAATACTGCGCCTTTCACGGATGTAGTCATCCGGGTACTTCAATTTAAACGACATCAAGAATCACCTCTCCACTGTCAGTTCTTACTTCTACTACCTTATATATGCAACCGCTGTAGTCTGCATACACAGTATCGTCAGGGTTGCAGTGCTCAATTAGTACGTCAATAAGTTCAGATACAGTTATATCATTCCCACCCAAAGTAATCTGTGGCTTCTTGAGCTGAGGCCGTACCTACCATACTACCGGTACGGATGTAGTGCACAGCTCGGCCAGCCACGTTCATAATAGCCTCTGGTGAAGGACTGGGAGTGAGGTAGTGCGATTCTAGGTATAGAGAGTCCCAATCCTCAACCATTTCGCATTCCTCGTACAAATCTCCCGGTAGGGTCGACTTATCCCACAGGTTGGCGAGAATCCGAAGTTCTTTCCGGAGTTCAGGGTCATGTCGGTCATACTTTTGAGTCGCGAAAACTATGCGGTCGAGGATAAGACCCTTCATATAGTCATGGTAGCCGCATTCCCAAATTGAGCTCCAAATGTCATCCATCAGTCCCGCACGGATGCGGGACTGATATGCTGCTGATGGGTGGGCATCGGCAGCTACAACAGAGTGCAGGCACCTATCGACGTGGTTCAGGGTACCTTGGCTGCAACCATCAAGATATCTGATGATCTCTGGCTCTCCGACAATCTCGGCAAGTACCTCAATACGGCTTTTAATACTCATCGCATACCTCCAATATGATGCTAATATTTATGTTCACGCTTTACGCTCCTCGATGGCCGTGAACTCTGGACCATTCCCCCTAATCCCAAGATTGCTACCCAAACTCGGAGAGCAATCTAATCAGCTCTTTAACAGGAATTTTCCCTTCCTTTCAAGTATTCTTGGATATCCTGAATAAGGGCTTCAAAATCGATACCGCAGAGATTACGTCTGATTTTGGTGAATCGGACGTCCCCGGCCACTCCGTAGGGTCCGGTGAGCCACGCCCACGCGAAGTTCTGGGCCTCCAGCATGGTGTCGAATCTCCCGAGTGTCTGGCGGACCCCGTACGGAGGTTGAGGCAGGGCTTCGACGAAGACCCCCGTCCCGGATATATGGATTTCCAAGCCCCGCGCGTCCCGGATGAGTCCTCGGATGCGGTCTGCCATAGCCTCCGTCACCTCAAAGCCTTGTGTTGCTTCCTCGTAGATCTCTTCCATGGCCACCATCCTGCCCCGCAGCGAGATCGTAGGCAAGAAGTGAGCAGTTTGGATTGATCACTTTCCCGGAGTCCCCAGAATCGATTCTGACGGCCTCGCAGAGCTGGGGGGTACAAGAGCTAGGGTCCGTACCTGTTAGGCCGTCAGAATCGATTCTCGTGCGTCTCAGAGCATGTTACGGCGTATGTGTCAGCGGATTCTGGTGTGTAGAGCTTCGGCCACAGCCTCGAAGTCGGTCGTGTCGCACCTGACCTCATGCCTGTGGGTTGACCCTGACGTGAACGTGATCTGCCCGGGACGGATACGGATGTCCACGGCCTCCTCACGATGCATGCCCTGACCTATTTCGAGGTAGCTGTGAAGCTCTCTGGGGGTCACAGCTACGAAGTGGGCTATCTCGAACGTGCCAAGGTCTGTGGCGCAGGCAGCGGTGTAGCGGCCTGCCGTGCCATGTCTCCAGCCCTCAGCGTAGCACGTGGTTCCCCCTTCCCCC